GGCGTCATTATCACGCACCACTAATTGCCGTATTGACATTAGTACGCCCCATGGAAGCAATAACCCTTTTGCGCGTAAAAGACACAGCGGAAAACTACCAGTATTTACATTCCATTGGCGTGATGATCCTCGTAAGGATGATGAATGGTATCGAAAAGAATGCGAAGATATCGATAACCCAGTAGTTATTGCTCAAGAAATAGACCTGGATTATTCGGCGTCGATGGAAGGTATTTTAATCCCAAGCGCCTGGGTACAATCAGCAATTGATGCACATAAAAAGATCAGTTTGACTCCATCTGGAGTGCGTTTGGCCGGGATGGACGTAGCTGATGAGGGGAAAGATAAAAATGCGTACTGCGGCAGATATGGATTTCTTTTGGAATATTTGGAATCATGGTCAGGAAAAGATGCAGACATATTTAAAAGTGTTGAAAAAGCTTTCAATCTATGCGATATTCTGGACTATGGCCATGTGCTGTATGACGCTGACGGCTTGGGGGCCGGCGTGCGTGGAGACGCTAGAATCATTAATTCAAGACGTACCGAAGGTGGTAACTCTGAAATTAAATTCGATGCTTTCCGAGGATCAGGTGAAGTTGTAGACCCTGATAAAGACCCTTTTTTAAGAAATGGACAAGCTAGAGGCTCAGGGAAGGGCCGAACTAATTTTGACTTTTTCGCTAATGCAAAAGCACAAGCATGGTGGTCCCTAAGGAATAGGTTTCAGACCACGCACCGCGCGGTTGTCGAGGGTTTAGAATTTGACCCAGCAGACATCATTAGCATACCGAAAGAGTTGCCAGAATTGAGGAAATTGGCGATTGAATTATCACAGCCTACATATTCATCAAATAATGTAGGTAAAATTGTCATAGATAAAGTCCCCGATGGGGGATTGTCGCCAAACCTCGCGGATGCTGTGATGATTGCTTACAGCCCCACTAAACGACGCACAGGGGGAATGTTTCAATGAGGTTTTTAAAGGGATTATTCTCTAAGAATCAAACAGCCGTCAAACAGGAAGAACCCAAGCGCCGCGTGTTCACCACAGATTTCTATCACGATCCTCAAATAGAGAGACAAAAATTACAACAACAACTTGAAGTTACTTTTGCACCCCCGAAAAAAGAACATTTATTTTCAGGTGCGATGGACTCTATACCTGTTGGTCTGAAATTACCCCATCCTAACATTAATGTTCCTGATAGTATTATGGGATGGTATGCATCTCAAGGTTTTATTGGTTATCAGAATTCCGCAATGCTTGCTCAGCATTGGCTAATAGCAAAAGCCTGCCTAATGCCTGCTCAAGATGCAATGCGCAAAGGGTATGAAATTACTAGTAATGATGGTGAAGAAATAGACCCAGATTTACTGAATAAAATAAGAGAAGGCGATGTTAAGTATAATATTAATAAAAACCTAGTTGAATTAATTCAAATGGGTCGCGTATTTGGTATAAGGATCGCAATGTTTGTTGTAGAAACAGACGATCCGGAAGAATATTACTCTAACCCTTTCAATATAGATGGTGTGCCGCCCCAAAGTTATCGCGGTATATCTCAGATCGATCCATACTGGATTACCCCACAATTAGATGATGATGCATCCGGCAAGCCAGGTAGCATTTATTTCTATGAACCAACATGGTGGAGAGTGACCGGTATTTCAAATACTAGTGGTTCAGTTTTAATTCACAGAACACATTTGATCATTTATCGCACAGAAGATGTTGCAGACATCTTAAAGCCGACCTATATTTACGGCGGCGTGCCTGTTCCTCAGAAAATATACGAACGCGTTTACGCGGCTGAACGCACCGCGAATGAAGCACCTATGCTTGCTATGACCAAACGTACTGATGTTATTAAGACAGATATGACTCAAGCTTTAGCCAATCAAGGTAAGTTTGAGCAAAGAATGATGCAATATGTTTACAATAGAAATAATTTTGGCGTTAAGACTATTGACACTGAGGAAGAATTTAACAGATTTGACACATCGCTTGCAGAACTAGACGCCGTGATTATGACCCAATATCAGATAGTAGCGGCTGCGTGTAATGTACCTGCTGTAAAATTATTAGGCACAAGCCCTAAAGGTTTTCATAGCACCGGTGAGCATGAAGAAGCCAACTACCATGAATTTCTCGAATCACTTCAAGAAACCGGTATGACTCAGCTTGTAGAACGTCATCATCAAATAATGATTAAATCTGACATAGATCCTGATTCTGAAAAAGCATTATCTACATGCATTAAATGGAATGAACTTGATGCGATGACCGCTAAAGAGCAAGCGGAAATTAATAAACTTAAAGCAGAAGCTGGTAACACATTGATCACAAGTGGGGCCATAGACGGTCTCGATGAGCGTAAGCGGATTATTTCTGATAAAGAAAGTGGCTATAACGGTTTAATACACGAAGACGATATGCCAGAAGTTCAAAGCGAACAAACTGAGCTAGAAGATGCGTAGAAAAATAGCACTATCTCCTAAAAAAGCTCGTTGGGTAGGTAAAAGAACAACGGCTATTAAAGGTACAAGGTTGAACTATAACGCTTCGCAGCAATTGCGGTATGTGCGCGCTTTACGTAAACTAACTAGAGAAATGACCACAGAAGTAACTAAAAGCATAATGGCTCTATTTAAAACTAAACATTCTAAAGAATATTTTGAGCAACAAAAAGAGGCTGCGATGGACGCTAGCATAACATCGAAGTCTAAAAAGCTCATGAACAAATTGACTAAGAAGTATACCCAGTTATTTAAGCAACAAGCCCCCACTCTTGCAGAGAATATGTTAAATGGGTCTTTAGCCACCTCCGAAACAACGTTAAAGATGTCACTTAAACAATTATCTGGGGGCTTAACGCTTAATACTGGCATTGTTCCCTCAGGCATGGAAGACGTTACAAAAGCAATCATTCAAGAAAATGTTGCATTAATTAAGTCCATACCTGTAGAATACTTAGACGATGTACAAGGCGCTGTTATGCGCTCTATTGCTGCAGGTGAAGGTGGTGAGACCATAGAAGAAGCGCTTAGAAAATCAGGCAGTATTTCTGAACGACGAGTAAAAAATATAGCATTAGACCAAACGCGGAAAACTTATAATGCAGTCAATAAGCAACGTATGCAAGCGGTTGGCGTGAAGAAATTCGAATGGGTACATTCTGGCGGTGGCCAGCACCCCCGACAATCTCACATGGCTTTAGATGGACAGATTTTTAGCTTCGACGACTTACCATTAAAAGGCGAGGAAGGCTTTATTAATGGACAGTATCCAGGGCAGGCAATAAATTGTGCATGTACTATGGTACCTGTGATAGAATTTGAAGACGGAGAAGAAGTTTAATAGAACGGAGACATGGATGTATGCCGTTAAAAAAAGGTCATAGTAAAAAAGTTTTATCTAAAAATATAGCTGAGCTGGTTAATTCTGGCTATCCTCAGAAGCAAGCCGTTGCTATTGCTTTCAGCAAGTCTCGTCAACATGATGATATTACTATCGGAGAGATGGGTTTGACCGCTGCCTCGGAGCCTCTTAGTTCTGGCGAATCAAAGCGCGTTAAAGATTTCAACGGATGGTATGAAATTAAGGACAATCCCTTAACTAAGGTTGGTGTATTTCCATACCTTGGTAAGCAAATTGATGAATCTTTAGACCCCGAAACAATCTATAATGTGTTACGTCCCTCCGAAGAACTTGAAGATGAAGAAACTCAAAAGTCATTTAGGCTACTCCCTTGGGTTGATGAGCACGTTATGCTTGGGTCTCCAAAGGAAGGATTAACGCCCGCGGAAAAGAAAGGGGTTCAGGGTGTAGTAGGTGAAGATATAGTTTTTGACGGCGAGTATCTTAAAGCAAATATTAAGATATTTTCTGAGAAATTGGCTAAACTGATAGAAAGTGGTAAAAAAGAACTCTCTATTGGCTATAGGTGCTTGTATGATTTAACGCCAGGGGTATATAATGGTCAACATTACGACGCTGTACAGCGAAAGATTCGCGGTAATCATTTAGCCCTAGTTGACGAAGGACGCGCGGGGCCAGATGTGGCAGTGTTAGACCATTGGAAGGTCACGTTCGATAAAAAGGAGTTTACGAAGATGGAACCAGAAGTTAAGCAAATGGACGAAGGCCCTAGCCTTGAATCTATTCATAAGATGTTATCTGAAATTCTGATGGCAGTAAAAGGAGGTTCTTTTACTACTCCAGCAGAAGCTCATGCAAAAGATGTACAACCTAAAGATTTCGTAAAAAACAACATGATCACTGATGATAACGACGACATCGAAGAAGATGACGACGACGAGGACATGGAAGTTAAAGCCAATGATAAAAAAGGTGACATGAAGAAACCAATGGACAATGAAAGTGAAAGCGAAAAAGAATCTGAAAAAGAAGAAGAAAAAGAGAAAGAGTCAAAAGATAATTATGGTATGGACGAAAAAACGTTCACTATCCGACTAGCAGAGCGAGATAAACTCGCTAAAAGACTTTCAACACATATAGGAGTGTTTGATCATTCTGACAAAACGTTAGATGAAGTCGCCGTCTATGGTGTGGAAAAACTAAAGTTAAATTGTAAAAAAGGTCATGAAATATCTTTCTTGGAAGGATATCTCGCAGCCGCTAAGACTACGGACGTGACAGCTAAAAAAGCTATGGACAGCGCTCCGGTAAGTTCTAGTTCAATTGATGAGTACTTAAAACTAGCCAACCACGGAGGGTAATACAATGGGCTTTCAATCTTCAGTCGCATTTTTTCAAGGCGCTGGTGTTCAAGGTGATATCTATTTAGATGATCCGCATCGCGCGCAATCCTATATTCTTTCTTCTGCTTTAGCAAGCTATAACGTTATTGGTGCTACGGCTTACACTGTAGCGTCACAAGGTGTTGCACAAGCTGGTGGAACCGGGCCATTTGCAGGTATTTTAGTCAACTCTAAAGAATATGCATTGTATGGAGTTGGTGGGATTCCGTTAAATCCATCCATGACATTACCCAATAATAGCCAAGCTGATATTCTCAGCATGGGTACTATTTTTGTATATTTACCTGCGGCGGCAGCAATCGGAGACGTGGTTATTTATAACAATACCACAGGTGCATTGAGCACAATCACTCCAGGAACATCGGTACCGGGTGGTAGCTCTTATGCGAACGCTACAGTAACCGTTGCAACTGTAGCCGGAGCAGGGCTTGCAATCATCACTGTTGACCCAGCATTAATTAACGTATAAGCCAAGGAGCGGCAAATATGAATATGCATCAAACACAAATACACACCTCGCTACCCGCTCGCAGCTTTGCGGCGTTGTCAGGTTTTAAGTCAGAGGAATATCAATCTTTACCAAAAGTCGGTATTCATTTCCCAGGGCCACGAGTTAACGAAATGATGAAGTCGGCCATGGACGCACTGCAACCATTGGTTACAACTGCATCTATCGGTACGCCAATTCAATTTTTGCAAGAATGGTTACCTGGTTTTGTTTATGTAATCACAGCGGCCCGTAATATTGATGAACTCGTCGGTCTCGATATTGTCGGAGCGTGGGAAGATGAACAAGTTGTTCAAGGTATTTTAGAACAAACAGCACTTGCACAGCCTTACGGTGACGTAAGTAATGTTCCGTTCTCAAGCTGGAACACCAATTTCAACTATCGTACAGTTGTTCGTTTCGAACAAGGTATGTCAGTTGATCGTTTGGAAGAAGCTCGTGCAGCTAGAATGCGCGTCAGTTCTTCTGGCGAAAAGCGCGAATCTTGTGGCTTGAGTCTTGAAATCGAACGTAATCGCATCGGTTTCTACGGGTATAATAATGGCGCTAATTTAACCTATGGATTCTTAAATGATCCAGGTTTGCCAGCGTATCTCACTGTTGCCACTGGAACAGGTGGTTTTACCCAATGGTCAACGAAGTCTTTCTTAGAAATACAGAAAGATATTTTAACCGCTATTGCAGCTCTGCGCTTACAATCCCAAGACGTGATTAATCCACAAAAAGTTAATCTCACATTGGCTATTGCTACTGCTTCCGTAGATTACCTCGGTACAACTTCTGATTTTGGTATTTCTGTAATGGAATGGTTAAAAGAAGCTTATCCGAGAGTTCGTGTAGCTTCTGCGCCAGAATTAGATGCAGCTAACGGCGGAGCTAATGTATTTTATTTGTACGCTGATTCCATTCAAGATCGATCAACAGACAACGGCAGAACATTTATACAACCAGTTCCTTCCAAGTTCATGGTGTTAGGTGTTCAACAAACTGCCAAAGGTTACGAAGAAGATTATTCTAACGCAACCGCTGGTGTAATGTGCAAACGCCCTTGGGCTGTCGTTCGATATTCTGGAATTTAGTATATCCAGTTTGAAAGCGCCGCATGTTGCGGCGCTGATATTTGACGGAGTAAAAAGGGAATGACATATTATATTTATTCAACACTAGCTACAGACATGAAATATGCTGAGTATCAAGACCCTATTAATGGTCAAAAAGTTTCCATTATTAAGCATTCAGTTTTAGTCCATGGACGCTCTGGTGTTGCTGATAAAAATTTAATAACACCGCGTGGTGTTGTGACTAAAGTTAGCGATGAAGATTTCGCAATGCTTTCTAAAAACATGGTTTTTAAACTACATCAAGATAATGGTTATATCACTTTTGAGAAAAAACAAGCTGACATAGACAAGATCGTTGTAAATATGAAACAAAGGGATGTATCGGCACCAATCACCCCTGAGTTCTACGAAAAAGTACCTGAACAAATAGCAAAACCTGATAGTAAGAGTAAAAGTAGACGGAGAGCTTAACTTTGACCACTCTCACTTTTGATGTTGACCTGTTTCGCCAGCAATTCCCGGCATTTGCAAATGAAACTACCTTTCCAGATGCTATGCTGCAAATGTACTGGGATATGGCTACATGCTACATAAGTGATATGGACTGCGGCTGGTTAAATGGAAGATGTAGGCAATTAGCTCTTAATATGATGACAGCTCATCTTACCGCTCTTAGTGTTTTAATAGCTGCGGGTATGACGCCTCAGCTTATTTCAAGTTCTACTATTGACAAAATAACTGTTACTCTAAAAATGCCAGAAACCCCAAATGAATGGAGATGGTGGTTAAACACCACTCCTTATGGGATGCAATTGTTATCTTTACTTTCCGCTAATTCCGCTGGTGGCTTCTATATCGGTGGTCTCCCTGAGCTATCCGCTTTTCGTAAAGTGGGTGGAACTTTTGGTAATGGATGGATTGGCGGCGGAGGATGCAACTGTTGACATACTCACGCGTGAAGGGCGAAGGGCGTAAACACCTAGAAGTAGCTTTTAAGCAACGCGCTCTACATGGAAAAGTTGGGAAAGTAGGATGGATTAAACGAAACAATTATCCCAACGGCACTTCTGTAGCCCATGTTGCCGCGATACAGGAATTTGGATATGCGCCTAAACGCATACCTCCTCGTTCATTTATGCGTACATCAATTGCTGAACATCAAATAAGTTGGAAGAAAATTGCATTCTATGGTGCTCAAAAAGTAGTCGCTGGTAAGGCTTCTACTGGTTACGTAATGGAGCAAATTGGGCTAAAAGCGGCTGGTGATATACGTAAGAAAATCACTACCATTATGCATCCGCCTTTAAGTGCGGCCACTATTGCACGCCGCCGCGCACGCTATGCTGACAAATCGACCATTGGATTACTAACTAAACCTCTAGTTGATACTAAAAGAATGCTCAATACTCTCACAAACTCAGTCGAGGATGTGTGATTATGACGGTTCCTGGGTCGAATTTACTCCTTCAAGCTTTAACGGTAATAAACCCTCAGTACATTACGTACTACGAAGCAGCAGGACGTGTTGTAAATAGTATTGGTCAATATGTAACAACTTATGCTGCGGGGGTTCAAATACGCGGCAGTTTTCAAGCAGTCCCTAGGCAGTTGTACCAAGCATATGGTCTTGATTTACAAAAAACATATTACACTTTTTATTCACTTAATAACTTAATTGACATCATACGTGATACTTCAAATGACCAAATATCATACAATGGCTTAAGATATCAATGTGAATCTAATAATGACTGGTTTGCTCAAGATGGCTGGAAAGGTGTTTTGTGTTGTTATATATCACCTGATGAGCAAATAATGACAGATCAAAATGACATCATAATGGTCTCAGAATCTGGTCAAGTAATGGTGACTCAATAATGTTAGACAACCAATTAATACAAGTTTTCTTGCCTATCATAAACTCTGGTTTAGCCACTTATGGTTATATTGGGGTCACTGTTCTTGCTTCAAATCAACCAACACAACAAGGCATTCCCACGGGGCCCACTGTCTACTTTTACAAACTGAATGATCATAGGCTAGGGTTCTTAAGGAGATTTGATGAATGGGACGGTGTGAACATGATTCACACAGAAGAGCAACAATATGAAACAACTTTTCAAGTCAATTCTTTGGTTATACAGAAGCCACTTACTCCTAATGAATATACCGCGTCAGACTTAGTGAATGATGTTTGTTCTATTATGCAGAGTGACTCTACTAGAGAAATCTTGTACAATAATGGGATATCGATTTTAAGAATAACTGACGTTACCAATGGTTACTTTGTAGACGATAAAGATAATTTTGAAGCATCACCAAGCTTTGACTTTACTTTAAGCTATACACGGACTAAAGTTTCTACAGGGAACGTCATAGATCATGTAGAATTTGATGTTAATAGAGTCTAACCCACGGAAGGAGCGACGCAATGACTATATCTATTACGCGATACGTGAATATCGTATCAAGCGTTGGGGCAGGTACTACCGTACCTAGAAGGAATTTAAAAGGAAGAATTTTCACACAAAATGAATTAGTGCCCACTGACTCTTTTTTGACTTTTACTAATGCTGCCGATGTTGGTGCATGGTTTGGCACATCTTCTGAAGAATATAAACGCGCCGTTTATTACTTCGGATGGGTTAGTAAAAATGGGATTATCCCACCTTCTGTTGATTATGCTCGATGGAATGAAGTCGACACTGCTCCAGAAATATTCGGCAATACCAAGGCATATGTAACTGCTGATAGTGAATATGTTCCACAAGATCCTGCTTTATACACAGGTATAAGCGCTGGTTCCCTAGGTTTAACTTTAGGTGCTACTACGGTTAATCTTAGCGGGATGGACTTTACATCAATTGTAACTCTGGCTGATGTTGCAGCAGTAATCGCAGCCGCAATACAAGCTTCTGGTAGTTTTGTTCTAGTGGGTACTACTAATACCACTACTACCATAGCCATGGCAGATACCACAGGGTTAGTCGTTGGCATGTCGGTAGTCGCCGCGGACATAGCGCAAGGAACCACTATTGTCAGTATTATCCCTAATACTTCTATAACTTTATCGGCAGCCGCTACCGGTTCAAATGTTGGTGAAAATATTACTTTTAATACCCCATTGTGGGGATTAGCAACAGTAACCTATGATTCAGTACGTGGAAGTTTTCAATTAGTTGGTGGGGCTACTGGTGTCGCAGCAGTTAATGCAACCGATGGTACAGGCGGTACCCCAATCGGTAAGTTAATTGGGTGGGTACAAGGGCCGTATTTAATCTACTCAGATGGCGCTTTGGCTCAAACGGCTGAAGAAGCTTTTGTGGCATCCGCTTCTGCTGACAATAATTTCGGTTCATTTTTATACATAGACACGCTGGCGGATAGTGATGTTATTGACATAGCCACTCAAAATCAAACATACAATGTTATGTTTATGTTCTTACTGGCAGTTGTTGATGAAACA